CAGGTGTTCGGCCACCCACTCGACCACGACGCGCACGGCGGACGCCAGGCCGGCCAGCTGCGGGCGGTTGCGGGCGATGGCGTCGGAGACCTGGCTAAACGCGGACCGGGCGCCGTTGAGCACCGGGGTTAGCGCGTTGCGAATTGCCGGCACGATCTTTTCCTGAAACCAGGAAATGAATTCGCGCGCAGCGGGAATTACGCGATTGGAAATGAAATTGCCGACCGTGGTGAATGCCGGGCCGAGCCGCGCGGACAGCTCGCCACCCAGCCGGGTGACGGTGGGCACCATCGCCAGCACCCAGCTGGCCAACTTGGTGCCAATCGGCAGCAGCTTGCCGCCGATGGTCTCGCCGGTCTCGCTCAGGATCAGCTTCAGCCGGCCGTACTGGCCGGCGGTGGTGTTGGCCGCCGACGACGCCGCGCCCTTGAATTTCTCGGCCAGCTGGCCGGTGACCTGGTCCATGGTCAGGGTGTGGCCGGCGGCGTCTTTGGTGGCCACGCCCAGCCGGGACAGGCCGGCGACCTGGCCATTCTGTGCCTTGGCCAGCGCGGTGGACACCTGCTCTAGCGACTTGCCGGTGCCGGCGCTGACGTCCATCGCCAGGCTGGCCAGCTGCTGCGCCTTGCCGACATCGCCGGTGGCCACGGCCAGCCGGGACAGCGCCGGCCGCAGCTCGTCGTCGGCCACGCCCAGCGCGGCGCCTTGCTTGCTGATCCATCGTTCGGTCGCGGCCACCTGCGCGTCGGTGGCGCCGGCGGCGTTGTGCAGCGTGTTGGCCAGCTTGGCGGCGGCGGCCTCATCCTCGGCCGCACTCTTGGCCAGCTTGACGCCGGCGACCACGGCGGCGCCCAGGCCGGCGGCCAGGCCCAACGCGGCGATCTTGCCGGCCTTGGCGGCGGCCGAGCCGAACCGGCTGAACCGACCTTCGGTGTCGTCCAGCTCGCGCTTGGCCTTGCCGGCGTCGGCCAGAATGTCGACCTTCAGCACGGCCGGACGTCCCATTGGACTAGGTCCTCTCTCGCTCGATTGCTTCTCGGGTCAGCTGCTCGACCATCAGCCGGTAGGTGCCGGCGTCCAGGTCGACCAGCTGGTCGGGCAGTACGCCCCACGCACGCGCCACTAGGACGCGGGCGCGGGGTCCGTAGGGTTTGCGTCCGGGTCGTCGTGGTCGCCGGCCACGTCGTCGTCGCCCAGCAGCTCGCCCAGCTGCGCGGCGGTCAGGTCCAGGAAGGGGTCGAGCTTGGCGTGCGGGTCGCGGCGCTTGGTCCACACCCAGGCCAGCCGGGGCAGTGCGGCCCACAGCTTGCCGGCGCCGGTGCCCTTGTCGGACAGCGCGGCGCTGACGTCACAGCCGAGCTGCCGGCTGATGATGTCGAGCTCGCGCACGCTCAGGTCGTCGACCAGGTGCCGGCCCTCGGGCACGACGCACTCGGTGGGCGGGGTGTAGGTGGTGTTGTCACTCATGGGGGGTGCCTTCCCTCGGTGGTGGTTGGGGTGCTGCTCGGTCAGTAGGTGCCGCCGACCCGGTCGACGACCTGGTCGATGGCGTCCTCATAGATCGGCACCCATTCGGCCTCGGTGGCCTGTGCGGCGTCGATCACGAACGGGTGCGGCTCGATGTGGTGCGCCGGCCAGCCGTAGTGCACCGGGCCGGCGTACGGGACGCGGGCGCCGCCGGCGTTGACGGTGGCCTTGCCGGCGGCGCGGTTGCCGCGCACGCTGCCGGCCAGGGTGCCGGTGCGGCGGGGTGCGCGGCTGGCGGCGGCGGTGGCCACCAGCTGCGCCACCGATGCGTTGGCGTCTTTCAGGTCGCCCAGGTCGTCGCCGGCCTCGCGCAGCTTGCGCCGCAACGCGGACAGGTTCTCCACCTTGACGGTGACGGACGCATCGGCGGCCATGGGCTACGGCGTGTAGGTGACGTTGGGGTCACCGATGACGGGCCACTTGGCGTCGGTGCTCAGCCGGCTCTTGACCTCGCCACCGATGGCCACCGCGCGCACGCGCACGGTGCCGGCGTAGGTCGGGCCGGTGCTGTTCGGCTGCCACGTGAACGACACCAGCTGGCCGGCGTTGGCGCGCGCGAACTCGACGAACCCAGCCGGGTCGACGAAGTCTTGGATGGCGCCCAGCTCCAGCTCCCAGGTGGTGACCTCGTCGGCCTCGATCTTGGCGCCGGACAGCGTCTCGACCGGGTCGCCGTCGGTGTCGGTCGACGGGGTCAGCTGCACGCTGGTCATCTGCTTGGCGAACTCCTGCGCGTCGACGGTGAGCACACCGCCGGACAGCCGGCTGTCTTCGATTGCTCCCACGGTCATGGTCTTGGATCTCTCTTTCTCAGGTGACTAGGCGAAGGATGTAGGCCGGCACCGGGTCGGTGCCGCCGGTGAGTACGTAGCTGCCGGGGTCGGCGGTCTCGACGTCGACCAGGTCGACGACCAGCTGCACCAGGTCGTCGAGCTGGTCGAGCGCGGCCAGGTCGCCGTGTGACTTGCCGGCCAGCGCCACCAGCCGCCACGTGTTGGTGCGGGCCCGGTAGTCGATGGCCGGCGGCGGGACCAGCACGCACGGCCGGTTGGCGGCGGCCACAGCCGGGTCGTGGGTGGCGCGGACGCCGGCGGCTTTGAGCTGGTCGGCCAGCGCCTTGGCGGCGGCCACGATGCTGCCGGCCATCAGCCCAGCGCCCAGGGTGCGAACCGGCCGGTGCCGAGCAGCCGGGCCACGTCCGGGTCGATCCGCAGGACCTCGGCCGCGCCAAAGTCGCCGTAGCTGGCCAGCCCGGCCGGCGAGCTGCGCCGGGCGTACAGCCGGGCCACGGCCAACACGCCGGCCTGCACGACCTGGTCGGGTGCGGTGAACACCTGGCCGATGACGGTGACGCCGTCGACGTCGAGCACGTCGACGACCAGGTCGGGACGCTGTTCCTGGCACCAGCTGGCGGCGGCCAGCCGGACGTCGTCGACGACGGCGGCCAGCTCGGTGTCGGCCTCGTCGACCTGCAGCCACCGACAGCACCGGTCGAGCGGCAGCCACGGGTATGGCGGCGGCGGTGCCGGCTCGGTCATCCTGGTGCCTTCCTGGTGGGGTGTGCGGGGGAGCGGGGTGGTGCAGCTGGCGCCGGGCGGGGGCTGCCCGGCGCCAGCTGGCCGTTACGGCGTCGGGTCGGCGCCGCTGTTGATGACGGCCACGTCGGCGGTGTCGAGCACGGCGGCGGCGTTGTACGCCCACAGTGCGAGCTTGACGACACCGGGGCCGAGCACCTCGTCGAACCGGAACTGCAGCACGTTGGACTCGGCCCACATGAGCCCTTCGGACCGGGCCAGGAAACCGACACCGCCGGCCACGTTGGCGCCGGTGACGCCGGCGTCGAGCCGGGCGGCGCGGAACATCTCGACGCCGTCGATGGCCACCCCGGTGTAGCCGGCGCGGATCGTGCCCTGCGCGTTGACGGGTCCGACGAACGGCAGCTGCGGGCGGTCGGTGGTGTCGGTGTCCAGGCCGAGCGTGCGCAACAGCGCCTTGGACACGCCCACCAGGTCGGCCGGCTCGTCGTCGTCGTTGACGAAGTCCATCATGGCGCCGCGCAGCGCCAGCGGGGTGCTGACGCCGTAGACGTTGGCGGCGGCGTCGGCGGCCACGGCGTTGATGAGCGCCACGGCCTTGCCCTCGGTCTGGCGCTGGTAGTCGCGCAGCATCGCCCGGGTGGCGATCCGGTCCAGCACCGGGTTGGCGCTGTCGAGCAGCTCGCGGGAGACCTCCCACGCGCCCGAGGTCGCCTTAGGCGTCACGACGTCACCGGTGCCCAGGGTGAGCGTGCCGGCCGGCCGGTGCGGGGTGCCCTCGGTGTGGTCGCCCACCCCGGTGAACTCACCCACGGTCGGGATGGCGAACGGCGTCGGGTCGCTGATCGGCAGCCGGGACAGCCGGCTGATGATCGGGCGCTTCACGTCGACCAGCGCGCGCATGAGGTCGGGCCGGTACCGGGTGCCGCCACCGAACGACGGCGGCAGGTCGGTGCCGGCGCCGTCGACGTCGTCGCGGGTCGCGGCGGCCTGCACGAACGCGTCGACGCTGGCGGGGTTGCCGCCGGCCAGCTGCGCGTTGAAACGCTCGACCCGCTCGGCCGCCTCGGTGTCGTGCCGCATGTGCGCGTTGTACAGGTCGCGCACGATGCTGGCGCCGCCGTCGAACGTGTAGGTGCTCGGCTCGCTCACGACATGCGCCGCGCCGGCGACCGCCGGCACCACGGCCGGCGTACCGGCGTTGGCCTGGCCGGCCGGGACGGTCGCCGGCTGCTGTGGGGTGCCGGTGGTGGTGCCGGCGAAGGTGGCCAGCTCGCCGGCGGTGGCGGCGGCCTGCAGCAGCTCGCCCAGCTCGGTGCGCTGCTCGTCGGTGCGCTGGTCGCTGGCGGTCGCCAGCAGCTCGCGCAGGCGCCGGCGCTGTTCCTCGGTCATGGTGTTGCCTTCCTGGTGGGTGGTGCCAGCGCCGGCGGCGCTGGGGGTCGGGGGGGTGGTGGTGGTCCAGCTGCTGACGACCAGGTCGCCGGCGCCGGCCGCCACGCGGGCGTCGTCGAACGCCGGCACGCTGACCTGGCTGACCTCGCGCAGCGCACCGCGCGCGTCGACGGCGGCGCCGCGCGCACGCTGCAGCCGCTGCAGGGTGGCGTCGTCGAGCTGCACACCGACGCTGAAGGCGTCGCGCAGCCCCTCGCTGGCCTCGGTCAGCGCCCGGTCGCCGTTCTCGCCGGCGGGCACCCGGAAGGTGCCGACCAGCCCGGCGTCGGTCTCTTCGAAGCTGACGCCGTGCCCGATGACGTCGTGCTGGTCGTGCTCACGCAGCAGCTTGACGCGCTTCGGGTCGCTGACGCTCAGGCTGCCCTTGCTGAACTTCAGCCGGCCGCCGGACGTGTGCCCGGTGGGGCCGTACGGGACGACCAGGCCGGTGATGGTGCGGGCGTTGTCGTCGGCGCTGACGTCGCCGGGGGAGGCGAGCAGCAGCCGGCTGCCGGTGTCGGCGGCCAGCACCAGCGCCGGCGGGCGCTTGCTTCTGCGTCGGGTCATGGGGCGGGGGTGCCTTCCTGTGTCGAGCTGGCCGGCCGGGGCGGCAGGCCGAGCCATCGGGTGCGGACCTCGTCGCGGTCGGCAATACCGGCCTCGATAGCCGTCTTGCCGGCGTTGACCAGCTGCTCGGTGGTGCCGCGCAGGTACGCGGTCAGGTCGACGGCCACGGCCTGGCCGTTGGGCGTGACGTCGGGCATGGATAGCCGCTGCCAGATAGGCGCCAGGTACTGCGCCAGGGTGGTGTCGACCAGGTCGCGGCGGTCGGCCTCGGTGTTGGTGTAGGTCATGCCGCTGCCCTGTGGTGCGCCGATCCGGGACGCCGGCAGGTTGAGCAGCCGGGCCAGCTCGGTGCTGACCAGCTGCTGCAGCTCGGTCAGCTGCCGGTCGCCGGCGGAAATGCTGACCTTCTCCGGGTCCACGGCCCGGTTGAGGTACGCCGTCGAGCGCCGGCGCCGGGCGTCCTCCCAGGCGTCGAGCAGCTCGTCGATCTGCGTACGGGTCAGCTCGTTGGCGCCCTCGGCCAGCCGCAGCACCAGGCCGGACCAGTCATCGTCGGCCACGCGCTTGGCGGCGAAGCTCAGCGCCAGCGCCAGCCGGATGGTGTCGCCGCCGTAGGCGAGCACGCCCTCATCGGGTCCGTCGAACCGGATCAGGTCGGCATCGGGCACGTGTTTGCCGTCCACGTAGACCTTGCCCTCGACCTGGTCGACGGTCAGCCGGCCCGGCGCGATCCGCTCGGCGGCGGTCGGGTAGCCGATGGCCTCACCGTTGACCAGCTCGCGGCCGGTCACCCGCCACCAGCTGACCCCTTCGAACAAGAGATCGTCGACGGTCCAGGTGAGCGTGTAGGCCGGCGTCGTCGACGGGTCGAGCTGCTGCAGCAGCTTGCGCTGTATCGGCACCACGGTGCCGTCGCTGTTGGTGCGGTAGCACACCAACGGCAACGTGCCGATGGTGCCGGCGATCAACGCACGTCCACGGCGGAC